GGTCAGATATTGAAAACATTACTGAACAAGACTTAGCACCTTTCAATACGGTTGTTATTGATACCGTAGGCGCAATGCTTGAATCCATCAAGACACATTTGCTCAAAACAGCGAATAACCGTCAACAAGATGGTGCACTTAAGTTAAAAGCCCAAGGCTTAGCAAACATGAAATTTAAGCAGTACATCAATACGCTTTTAAGCTTTGGTAAGGATGTCGTCTTTATTGCCCATGCCTCGGAAGACCAAAGCGGTGATCAGATCATCTACCGTCCTGAGCTAGGTGGTAAGAACCGAAATGAACTTTACCGTATTGCAGACATCATGGGTTATTTGACCACGGTTACTACTGGTGAAGGTAAAAATGCGAGAGTCATTAACTTCAAGCCATCCCCAACACACCATGCGAAAAATTCAGGTGCTTTAGGTGGTGAGACTGGTGAGGTTTGGGTACCTGATCTTAAGTTACACCCTACTTTTCTTGCAGACTTAATTGCAGATGCGAAGGCTCATATCAACACGCTTACCCCTGCTCAAATTGCATTAAATAAAGCACTTGAGGATTTGGATAACTGGAAACAAAGCTGCGAAGAAGCAGTTTATGCAAGCGACTTAAATCACCTGACCGAGACCCTAAAGCTAGACAAAGAACACACTTATTATCAAAACATGCGTCAAGCAATGCTTGCTCGAGCGAAAGTACTCGGCTGCACATTCGATATACCCCGCGATACATGGATAGAACCTCCTGAATTTAATGGGATATCAGAAGCCCTACGGGATGAATTACAGGAATTTATAGACCAGTGTGGATTAGATGTAAAAACAGCTTGTGAGCACTTGGGTATAGATTCTCTTATGGAAATTGATTCAACCCAAGTCCAGAAAGTAATGAAAGAACTTGAAGAATTAGCAAAATCAGGAATCAGCCAATGAGCGCATTAATCCTAGACACTGAAACTCACGACCTGAATGGTTACCCAATTGAGATTGCTTACGCACCTTGCTCTTTTGAGCAAGGGGTGTTGGTAATCAACCAAGGGGAAGTTTTTGATGAGTACTTTTCGTGCCCTGAGCCTATCGCTTTGGGCGCTTTAGCAACGCACCACATTCTTGAAACTGATATTGCTGAAAAGCCAAGCTTTGACACATTCAAGATGCCTCAAGGTGTTCAATACTTGATTGGCCACAATATTGATTATGACATTAAAGCTGTTCAGAAATGCCAGCCAGACTTCACTGTCAAAGGTATTTGCACGTTGGCTTTATGTCGCATGGTATGGCCCGACCTGCCCCACACATTAAGCGCTATGTACTACCACGTTATGGATGATTTGGAGCTTGCACGAAAACACCTTCGACATGCCCACAATGCTAAAGCAGACATCTATTTCACTGGTGTAATTCTAAAAACATTAGTAGAGCAGCTTGGAATTAAAGACATGAATTCACTTTTCATCATGTCAGAAACTGCCCGTATACCGAAGTACATAACTTTTGGAAAGCATAAAGGTACTGCCATTAAAGACCTTGATCCAAGTTATGTGACTTGGTTACTACGTCAAGATGACTTAGATCCTTACCTACGTAAAGCAATTGAGGTGGTGTGATGGAAAATAATAAATTGTGGTGCATAGGAATCTGTCCTGAAGATGATAGTCCTCATGAGCAATCACCTGCTGCATCAAAAGAAATTGCTGAACGTGCTTTGGCTCGCTACAGAGCAATGACTAAAGCTGAAGGTAATGAGTTCATGATTGAGTCATTTGATGAATATTTTCAGGTTCAAGAGTGGGAAGGTACAACCGAAGAACACCAGAAACAAATGTTTTATACAGAAGACTGGTTTAAAGAACCGATGTACCAGTGCAAAAACATGCAGCAGGCTGAACAAGCTTTTAAGTACGGTGAAATCGTGCACTGCTACAAAGATGGTGTTGAGTTAATTACTTCTGATTTTGATGAAGCTAAGCGCTTCTATGAGGTCGTGTGATGGAAGTGCATGAAAAGCGAAAACTTTTAGAAGCGATTGATATTTTGATAAAGCGCCCCGCTCAAGCTGATGAAACAACATTGGGTAATGCAATTGGTTATTTCACTAAATTGGTTGAATCAACAACAGGCGGTCAATTGACGATTGTGCCAGTGGTTAAATAAATATTTCGAGCAATTATTTGCGCAATTTCAGCCTTAAATCAGGGTTTTGCGCAGATGTTTGCTCAGGAGAGTGTGATGGAAATTCAGAAAATACCAACTTTGGCAGAAAAACAGGAATTTTGGGCTGAGCAATTACCAAACTTTGAAGCTACATATTGGCTACCAAGTCATTTTGAATATGTAATTTTCGACATGGAACAAGGGAACTATGTAATTAAAGATGATTTAAGTCCTGATTTCGAAGGTGATGCGACTGAAATTTGGCATCGCGTAAATACTGGTTGGGCAATGTGGAAAAAGGCTATTAATTTTGGTCGGAAACAACCCCAAGCCGTTCCTGAAGGTTTTGTTTTAGTGCCGAAAGAAAATATTTCTTGTTATTGGCAAGACAATGATGAACCTGAAAACTTTTGCTCAAATGAATCTGATTTCGATTGCCTAGGAGATTGCATTGATCTTGGTGAAATCATGGAGATCAATAAATTTACTCAAGCGCATGTCAATAAAGAAATACTTTTTGGCACCTGGTTTGCTGAAGCAATCGACCCATCTGAAAAAGCTAATTTCTTTGTTGGAACTCATGCTGAATGCTTGGAGATTGTTGCAAAGAATAAAGCCATGATCGAAGCACAGGAGCAAAGTCATGAGTAAGTTAATTAAAAAAACCTCAGAAGTGGCTCTACATGAAATTCAAAACGCTGTTGCTGAATTAAGAAATTGCCATGAAGAAATCCGAAAAGGTCTTACAGCCCAAACCTATGTAGATATTGCCAATAAGAAGCTTTCAAATGCAATTAAGCACATGCTTGAAGCTGAAAGTTGGGTTGATGCAATTAAGGATTCTCAGGAGCCAACCAATGACTGATTTCAATAAAATTAAAATCACACTGAAGCTATCAATTGGTTTTCCTGTGGCTAATCGCGAAGAGGAAACCTTTCTAAGCGAACATATTTCGGAAGAAGAGTGGGGTAAATTGGGCTTTTTTGAAAAAGATGAATTTATTCAAAAAGAAATTCTTCGCGAATGGGCATACGACTATATAGAGATGTCGGCACATATTGAGGAGCCAAGCAATGACTAAAATCGATTTAAGACGTGGTGATTTTGAAGGGATGCACCCAAAAGCAAAACTGTTTGGCTTTGATGAAGATAAAAAGCTATACACCGGAGATGGTGTTGAGAGCATTAACCACCAGTGGACGACTTGGTGCGCATGTATTGGCATGTTGCACTTGGAGGTTAAGGAAGCCCAAGCTGTACCGAATGCACAACAAGCACTACATGATCGATTACTGGTTAAATCAATTAGGGAGCATGTTGAAAGCCACATCTCAGAAATAAGCGTGAATGATTTATTTGACAAAGGATGGCTTGCAGCTATGAAGTGCATTCAAAACAACATTGACATGCTTGAACTACAGGATCCAGCCAATGACTAATAAACCTATGCTGGTTATCAACCATATCGAACCTGTCGGCTTGATTGCTGAAAGTGGATCGGAGTTAGCGAAAGCGTTTAGCAACACTTATTTCAACCAAGCAGCAAATGAAATTGCTGATCAAGATGAAATTGAAGCATTGCACTTTATGGGTAGTGTAGCTGGTCATGCTTTATGTCAAATGTTCGGCCAGAATATTAATATCAAGGAGCTTGATTCTATTTTGGCCCAAATACGCAGCTATGTAATCCAGGCACAAGGATCTTGATATGAATGAAACCCAACAAAAAAATATTGCCGTAGCAACGTACATCATTGACGAGCTGCACAAAGATAAGCCTTTCAATTTGGTTCTAGACCGACAACAAGCTGATGTTTTCTTTTTGGCAGCAGAAGGATATTCGGGTGATTTGGGACTATCCATATCTCACAAATCTGGAATCACTAATATTCTAGTTGATAACAGTAATGCTGATGCAATTGATCGCATGCTTTCGATCTTTATCACGAAGCATGACCGGTTTGGAGTGGTGCAAAGTTTAAAGGAGGTGTCTTAAGTGAGAATGTTTCAAATCACTGTACAAGGTGAAGCACCTCAATTATTCGTAGGCTCTGAAGTTGGCGGTGCAAAGATCGTATCGATCAAGGATGTAAGCCCAAAACTGGTATCGTCTACTGAATTGGCTCAGTACTATGGCATTAGTCCCGACGCTGTCCGTGACCGCTGTGCAGCAATCAACAAAGGTACTCGGGGGAAATGTCTTTACGATCCAGAACAAGCACACGCTATTTTGACAGCTAAACCTATTGCGAGACGCGGGCGACCAAGGAATAATCAATGAAAAAGGCCATACAAACTATATTTAAAGAAAAAGCCCCAATTTAAGGGGCTTTAATTTTATGCATCCATCATATCCGCAATATCTTCAACATCCGGGTTGTAATAAGTATTCACCAGGACTTTAATATTTTTATGACCTGTCACCTTTGCCAGCACTTCAACCGGTAATTTTTGGTTATTCACAAAACGAGTAATAGCCTCATGGCGTGTGTCATGAAAGTGAATATCTGCCAGTCCTACTTTTGCCTTGCGACGCTCCCACATTAACCTGAAAGCATTTTCATTTTGTGGAATCAGCTTAGGCCCATCATGATCAATCAGATCCAACAAAGCCAAGGCCTTTTTAGTTAGTGGCACATTACGAGCATCACCGTTTTTGGTTTTAGGTAAATGCACATGCCGATCATAAATTTCTGACATGGTAATACCGAGAATTTCACCACGGCGCATTGCAGTCTCTAGAGCAAATAGAAATGCCCATGCAACATAGTGCTCTGGTAATGTCGGTGTCTGCCCTTCACGATAATTCAATCCTTCTAAAATGAGCTGAATTTCCTCATCACGAATACGGCGATTACGTGCTTTAGGCTTAGGCGGTTTTTTAATGCCCATCCATGGATTAGTTTCCAATAAGAAAAGCTCTTTAACCGCATAGCTAAAAACTGAAGAGTACAGCGCAATTTCTCGCAGCACCGTATTTGCTCCAACTTGTTTTAAGCGCTTATTGCGCCAGATAGTTAAATGCTGTGGTGTGATGTCATGAATAGACATATCTGCCAGCGCACCAAACTTTTCATCAAATGGCCCTAATTGTTCTTTGACGTATTTGGATCCACGAAGCTTTCGCCCATGCTCGTCATAATATTTATGAAAAAGGGTTTTAAAGGGATAGTGTTGCTTTACGCCTAGATCTTCAGAAAGTTTATTTGCTTTTGCCTCAAGCATCTTTTGCGCAGCCCATTGCTCGCATTCTTTTACTGTGTCTTTGGTTACTGAATATGTTTTTCCAGCAATCATTATTTTAATTCTGTAGCTTTCACCGCGCTTGACCGCTTTAGGCATTTTCATGATCTATAACTCTATATTCTTGGTCTAATCTTGGTCTAAATTTAACGGCCATAACCGCCAAAAGGGCAGATCTAACGGATATGGCGGTTAAGGGTAGACTTTATTCAAGACAACAAAAAAGGGTTTTAAGCTATTGTTTTCGCTTAAAACCCTTATAACATAACGTTTAGAATCTTGGTAGGTATAAGCAGACTCGAACTGCTGACCTCTACGATGTCAACGTAGTATCTTTATAGTAAAAACAATAGCTTATTTTAATATGGGATAATCTTGGTCTAAACGTGACTTTATCCACAAGTCTTTGAATCCTTGTGTAAGTCAATTATAACATCTATTTTGAAATAAAAAAGTGAGTGTGTAAAATGAAAACATGGCAACAAAGACACATCGAGCATTGCATAAAGTTTTCAAAAGTTTGGAATAAAAAAGCTGGCTGGGGAATTTGGCATAGCTGCTTTAATTATGATTATGAGTGCAAATGTGATTATTTTATTTTGAGTGACGTACAAAGCTAGAGCGAAGATAAGTTATTTTATAGAATACATAAAAGAGAAAATATTTGCGCAAAATAATGAAATTACAAATTATTTGCGCAAATTTATTCTCATAGCAAATGATCTGTGCAGTCTTGTAAGAAAATTCACAATATTAAAGTTTTAATTGCACTTTTCATATTCAATTAGAACTTTGGCCACAGCTTTTGCAGCCGACCAATATCGAGCATTAAATTGAAATAATTCTTCTTCATTGGAAATAAAACCAAGCTCTACAATTAAACCGCCATTACTGATAAATCCAAGCTTCCCTCGTGCTGACTTAGATTGATCAATCCAACCATTGTCACCACGTAGACGACTGCCAAAAGCATCTGCTACGGCTTTCGATAAATCTTGAGCCAGTTTCTTGTCT